ATATATCGAAATAATCGCTAGTGTGTGTATACTTTATAGAATCGTCAGCTCGAGCTACACCTTCAAATTGCCACCGTCCATTACTTAAACTAAATTTACTTGTTTCGTCTAATGATTCAGAATAACCTTTGAATACAACGAATGATATTTCAAACTCCCCGTACCTTGTACCTATATCTTTAATCGAATTCTCCTCTGTATATACAGCATATTTTTTGCCTGGCATATCTGAATGCCAAATATAAAAAGCACCCCTTCTAAAAAGGGTGCTACGAAGTTTTTGTTTAAGTAATTTATAATCGTTAGTATCAGTACCGGTATAAAAGAAACGTAACACTAACTTAAAAGGACCGAACGTCGTCGGCCCTAACAATACACCATCTGTTCCGTTGATTTCTTGAGTATTCGCGTTTACTTCAACACCTTCCTCGTTAAAATCCAGAAACTTCAATCGTGGTATATCGGTTAATACTGTATCTAGATTATCGTTAAAAATTTTAACTTCTTTCTCCATTAAACAAAAGCACCTCCCAAATTATACGACTCCATTAACGTTCTTTTTCCTTGTTGTTTACTTATATCTCTCTCACTGGTACCTTTAGGTTGTTGTTCAATACTTTTAGTTATTCCTAACAATTGCATAAGCAAATTATTTTGTTCTCTAGTTGCTTCAAGTTGTTGTGTCAATAATTCTAATTCTCCGCTATTACTATTACTGCTAGTTTTACCGTATCTATTAGGTACTTGATTTGGACGTTTGTTATTATCTTTGCCTCTTAGATTTTCTTGAACATATCCCATGAGTTTCATAGTATCTGTAGCTCTTTTAGGGTCCATAGACATCATTACTTCTTCATGACCATCTTCAGCTAGATTATATAAACCATCCGTTCTAATAATACCGCCTGTAGCAAATTTACGTGCGCCAGTTGGTCCCCAACCACCGTTAGGGTTATAATCTGATTTCCAATTTTTATTATTGAAGAAAGCTAATAATTGATCATAACCAGATTTGATATTTGTATGACCTTTTTTAGCATAAGCTTTGAAAGTGCTAGGTACATATTGAAGTAATCCTTGGGCTTCATTGCCACCGCTGTTAATATCTTGGATTTGTTGAGTAATTTTAGGGTCTCCGCCTGATTCTGCGTTGATTAATGAAGCAATTCCATTAACATCGCTCTTACTCACGCTAACACCCATTTCTTTAGCTGCTTTTCTAATATCAGACTTCCATTTAGAAGCTGATTTTTTACCGCCTCCTTTAAGAGATTTTAACCATTTCATTGGGTCTACTGCTGTCTCATTGGAAGGATAGCCTTTCATACGTTGTATGTGTAAGTGAGGAGTAGTTGAGTTACCAGTACTACCTGATTTACCAATCTCATCTCCAGCTTTGACTTTCTGACCTTTTTTGGCTTTGACTCCACCATTCATCATGTGCATGTACCATTGATACCATTTACCGCCTGGTTCTTTGATAGTAACTTGGTTACCACCACCTCCAGAAACTGCACCAGCTTGTGTAACAGTACCATCAGTTAACGCTTTGATACTTGTACCTGTAGGCATTCCAAAATCGACACCATAGTGTTTACCACCATTGAACATTAAGCCACCTGTATAGTTACCAAATGTTTGGAGAATGTCGTGTTTCAACAACCAACCAGAATCTCCGTCTCCGCCTTCAAGCTCATCAAACCATCCAGCTATTAAATCTTTAATGGAGTTTTTAAGACCTTTGTAACCAAAGTCCATTGTTCCACTCATAGCTTCCCCTGATACATTAGAGAAATCCACACCAAAGAATTTCATGGTTTTATCTACGAGTTTCATCGGATTCTTAACATACTCCATTACATCACCGATAGCTTTATCGAAAGCTTTCTTAGCTTTACCTGCTAAGTCTTTCCCGCCTTCAATTAAACTAGTGCCTGTATCTTTAGCCTTATGAAAACCTTTAGAAGCTGTATCTTTAACTTTATTCGCTCCACCACTAATAGCTCCAAAGAGCTCATCTTTTATAGTACCTTTAGATAGGTGTGGCATTAATGATTTAGACCGCGCACCATTTATAACACCGTCTCCACGTTTAAGGCTTACTTTCTTATTATTACCTCTAGGCTGTTCAATCTTGCCACTTCTACGGTAAATAAGTTCTTTGTGACCGTTTGGACCTTTGGCATTACCGATACCTTTATCATTAACGATAGCTTTAGTTCCTTTAGTCAATCTACCTTGAGAATCAGTTTTAACACCTGGATTAGCATCTGTCCCTGTTGAGAGTTTAGGTATGCTCTTCTTGATAAGTTTTTTCTTCATTATTTTTTTAGACAGACTATTTATCCCATCAATCATTGCATTTAATCCTGATATAGCTCCATTTGCCACGCCTTTACCAAGGCTTGTAGCTACTTTCTTAAATCCATCTTTAGCTTTTTTGATGAAGCTTTTAAGTTTATTTAGCCACTCTACGCCTTTATCGTACATGGCTTTAAATCCTTTAACTACACCATCTTTAGCTCCAGTAGCTAAATTAACTACAGATTGTTTTAAGTTTTTCCACTTATTTACTACGTAGTTTCTTAAATCGTTAATAATTTTATTTACGGATTTTTTCAAGGCATTAAATTTATCTCTCACGCCTTGCCATAATGCTTTAGCTAAATTTATTACTTTGTTTTTAATAGATGTCCATAATTTTACTACAAAATTCTTAACAGCATTAAAGATAGTAGATACACCTTTTTTAAGTGTATTGAATGTATTTTTAACACCAGTCCATAAAGATTTAGCTAATTTTACAACACTGTTTTTAATTGTAGTCCATACTTTTATAGCGAAATTTTTAACGGCATTGAAAATCGTTGTTATACTACTCTTTAAGTTAGTGAAATTTGTTTTAACGCCAGACCAAAGCAATTTAGCTGTTTTTACTACACCAATTTTAAGCGTGGTCCAAACTTTAATTGCAAAATTCTTAACTGCATTAAAAATAGTTGTAACTGAATTTTTCAAAGCGTTAAATGCTACTTTTACTCCATTCCATATACCTTTAGCAAAATTAATAACTTTATCTTTCATTACAGTCCAAATTGCTACTACTGCAGTTGATAAATTAGAAAAAATAGATTTAGCGTTATTCCATAAGTTAGTGAAAATTTGTTTAACATTTTGCCACATGCCTTTAGCAAAAGCTATAATTTGTCCGACAAATGAGCCTTTAAATATACCAACTATAACACTTATAAATCCGCTGAATATTTGTTTTATACCTGACCACATTAACTTAAAGTTTCCGGTGAACAAACCAGTAAATACTTTCACAATGCCAAGAATTACATCAACTGCTCCAGTTACAATGCCTTTTATAGCATCGAAAGTGTTTTTGAAAACAGCTTTTACGCCTGGCATTACAAAATCTACTACTGCTTTAATACCATTCATAACAGCTTCAAATACTGGTTGTAACGCTTTTACTGCGTCACCTACTTCATTAAAAGCTGGTCCGAACTGCTCTGATAACATTTCTATAATTTCTTTACCAGCATCATTAATTTGTTGAAATACTGTTTTTATAATATCCCATAATCCTGCTAACACTGGTTTTACTACATCCCAAAATACAGTAAACGCATTTTTGACACCTTCTATGGCGCCATTCACTATATTTCTAAATGTTTCTGATTTTTTATATGCAATTGTAAAACCGGTAGCAAGCGCAGCTATTCCTCCAACTATCCATCCTATAGGACCAGTTAATACACCTAACGCTAGTCCTAATTTAGGTGCGATATTAGTAATACCACCTAGTAATGATCCAGCTACTTTTGCTTCGGGTCCAATCTTTCCTAAGAATCCTAAGAACTTACCAAAAGGACCGAAAATACCACCTACAGCTTTACCTAACATACTAAAAGTTTTAAGCAAAGGACCTACAGCAACTAATGTTATACCTGCATATTTTGCTAAACTACCTAACGTTTGCTGTGTTGAGCTATCTAATCCTTTCCACCAGTTCACAACATTTTTAATGCCATTACCTATAGTAGTGAATGCATTAGCTAGTTTGGTTCCTGTTTCTTCAGCCCATTTATGAACAGCCTCTGAACGCATTAAGTCCTCAAATTCTTTTAGTGAATTTTTAGATTGTTCAAATACACCACTCAATAAACTTTCGCCAATTTGTCCGATATAAGATTTAGTATTGGCTAACATACCTTGCCATGACTCAGCGTAAGATTCAGCCATACCACCGGCAAAATCATCCATAACAGTTAGAAAGTCTTCTGTTTTAACTTCACCATTAGAAACCATATCTCTAAAAGCTTCGTAAGAAACATTAAGATGCTCAGCCATTGCATTTGAAAATCCTGGCATACCATCTTCAATAGAGTTAAGTTCCTCAGTCATAAGTTTACCTTGACCTTGAACACGGTTGAATATCGTAGCCATTTCATTTACTGGTCTATTACTACCTACTGCAGCATCTCCAACAAGTTTAATATATTTTTCTAAATCTTTACCTTCGTCAACTCCTGCTGCTAAAGCACCTGCGGCAACATCTACACCTTCACCTAGAGTAGTCATTCCGCCTTCAACAGCGCTTGTTACTTGGTCTGAAATTCTACCAACTTCTTCGGTTGAATAGCCTAAACCTTTTAACTTCGCTTGTGCAGTATCTAAACCAACAAGTCTATCGAAACCTAACTTACCGACCATAGCGCCGATAGCACCACCTGCAATTACAGCAGGTTTAGTAATCTTGTTAGTTAAAGAGGTGCCAACTTCACCCATTTTTTGTGATATGCTTGTGATATCGTTACCTATATTTTGAAAACTTTTACCTATTTTAGTAAAACTAGAATTATCAATCGCTTGATTTTTTTTAAATTGTTCTAGTCCTTTGTTTGCAGAATCTAACTCTCTTTTAAGAAATCCAAGCTCTTTTTCTTGTTCTGATATGCTCTTTTGTAAACCTAAAGCTTCATTACTAGCGTATCCTTGTGCATCTCCAACTTTATGATATTCTCTTGTCATTTCTTTCAAGTTTTTCTCTGACGCTTCTTGGGCTTGTTCTAGTTGGCTTATATGTTTTTTATAAGAGTCTATACTTTTTTCGCCATAAGTAAATTCTTTATTAGATGAGTTAACTTCTGATTTCAGTGTGTTAAATGATTTTTTAATATTAGCAACTGTTCGTTCAATGCCCATATCTTTCATAGACATTTCTATACGCATACTTCTAATGTCTTCTGCCAATGCTTTCACCTGCCTTTAATGTTTTTTATTTGCTAGAAGATTAAATAAGAAATGCATCTAACATCGATTTACATTTGTAATTAGTAGGAGCAGTCAAGAAAGCATGGATCATACTATTACTTTCATTACTCATGAATATCACCCCTTCCTAATCACTAAGACATACCGAAAGCATCAAACATGGAATCCACATGTTGTTTCTTCTTGGTTTCTCCATTCAACTCATCGAAGACAAAATAAAAAGGCATATCAAGTACAGTATTAACTGATTGATTGCCATTTTTAGTCATGTCTTTAATTTGTGCTTTGAGATTGTTTTTGTGGTCTTCCCAACTATTTACTTTAGTTGCCTTCACATCGTCGCTTACTTCCTCATCGATATGTTTACCACTTGCTACAAAGATTATTTGCTTATATAGTTCTATAATTGCGTTCTCACTATCTAAGCCATTCATAATTTGAGATTTAGTGAATTGATTGTCGTAAATCCTAATAACTAAATCTACCATTTGGTGCATTTCATTGTTATTAGGATTTGCTTTTAATGAAGCTAGGAATGATACACATTCATATACTAGAAAGAATTTAATAGTAGGACGTGTTACAAATGTTTGTGTGTTTGTAGGAACGCCCATACTATCAAACTCTGTTACCAGTTCAATGCTATTACTTTTCATTCCTTACACGCCCTTTATTTTGTAACTTTTTCTAAATTTTGTTTTTGCTCATCATTTTCTTTTTTTGCTGTAGCTCCTTTTGTAATATATCCAATGTTTTCTTCAAACACTTCACCAGCATTTGCAAGGTCAATACCATTCATTAATTCGTCTACAGTAAATTGATTATTATATAAATAAACTATTACCTCAGCAGTCATTTTCATAGCCTCGAAGTCGGTTTCAACTTCGTTCATTCCTTGTATTTTTTTATCGATAACTTCCATTTTTGCTAATGGTGTAAAACTAGGTCTATAAAATGTTTTTGTTTCCACTTCTCCGTTATCCTTAACTTCTGTTACTAATTCAATACTCATTAATTTTGTGTTTTTAGCCATATTTAAAATCTCCTTAAAATTTGTTTTATGTTTTTATTTGCAAATAAAAAGAGGGCGTTATGCCCTCAAATAGTTATAGCCCCTATTCAGCTGAAATGATTGCTGATTTACTTCTAGCATTTATTTCAACATTTCGGGGGTTATTAGGGTGTTTCTGTTTCTGAATCGTCATTACCATTTGAGCCATCACTATCAGGGTGTGATTGACCAAATAGTTTATTCCAAATAGCATCGCGTTTGTCTGTTTTTCCGTCTTCGTCTGCACCTAAGAAGAATGATTTTTTCTCTTCAAATCCTTCAACTTCTTCTGGCATAAATGTTCCAGTAACTGAATCTTGAGAGAACTCAACGCCATCTTCTTTTGTTTGTCCTTCTGTATCGCCCATAGATAAAATACCTTTAGGTAAAGCAACGTACTCAACGCCACCTTGTTCAGTTGTTTTCGCAAACAGAATACTTACATAAGGTGCATTGGCTTGACCAACACCAACTAAGCCATCTTCTGATTCCTCTAAACCAAATAACTTAATACGGTCTTCTAATGGTAGTTTATGGAATGATGCCTCAACTTCTACTGGTGATGATGCTTGTGCAACTTCTGCTACTTCGTTATCACCATAAGCAGATTCAAGCGACGTTTCATTACTCACTGATATTTCTTGTAAGTATTTAATGCGCTCGGCTTCAGTTCCTCCGTTAACTTCATTTTCACCATGAATCATATAATAAAATCCTGTTAAACCTGTGAATGATTTATAATTTTTAGCCATATGTTATTGCTCCATTTCTTTTATATATTTTCGTCCTTTAAACTGCTTTGATTGTCTGTATAAATTGAAATCTTCAATGAATTCAGGCTTCATTGAGTTGAATTCTGCAAAATCAAATGTTTGCCACATGATTTTGGAAATACGCAAAATAAGCTCCCTAGAAACTAAGGAGCCATTCACGTTATTGCTATTTTGTTTTATGAATATATCTATTTGAAAAACATACTCGTAAGTTAACGGATTATTATCAGCAAAATTATTTGTAGTGGGTGAAACAATTTCATCTACAACAATAAGTGCGTTTTTTATATCTTTTGCATTAGGATATGTGTAAAATTTAATATCATTTTGTTTAATATGTTTTGAAATAACAGGGTCATTAACAAATTTTTCGTACATCTCCATCATTAAATCTCTCATTTTCTATCAAGTTCTCCTTTAAGAATCTTGAAATATAAATCAGCATTTAATTTGAGTTGCGTATTAACTACGCCTGCACCTTTAGGCTTATAAAAAGACCCATCTTTTAGATAATGACCATGTTCATTAATATAAGCTAATGATTGATGATCACCACGCCAATATAAATTAGCTATCATTTCATTACCTACTTTTTGAGGGTCTCTTAAATCAGTTCCTAATGATAATAAACCTGTATCTCTAACACCATATAAAGATGATGCCACTTTATTTCGAATCATATTACCGCCAGCTTTTATTGCTCTTTTCTCAGCTTTATCTATAGCTTTACGGCTGTATTTTGAATAAATTTCATCTTCTATGAGGTCTAAACCTTTAACTTTTACGCCCATATTTTAGACCCCACAATCTTTAAAGTATTTTCTTCTTTAGGTGCTATATTTTTAATATTAAATTCAGTATCCTTATACATGCCTGTTTTGATTTCGAATGTATTACCCACATCAGGTAAGAATTCAGGGTAAGCATTCCTAATAATAACCGTTACGTTAACTGTAGATGTTTCTAAGTTACCTAAGCTGATGTCTTTAGAAGAAGGCTCATAAACCTCACACCAAGATTCAAACAAATCATCATTACCACCCATGCCAGGATATGGACCATCTTCGACAACTTTGTTAAACACAACGTAATCTTTCATTTGGTTAACTCTCATAAGGATATGCACCCCTTAACTTTTGAATTGCACCAGTTACGCCATTAGGCATAGCAACATATTGAACGTCAGAGTAGCCAATTCTACTTTCAAAATAGAATGATGCTAATAAGAAGACGCCTCTTTCATAATGCATATTACCTTCAAAGAAAGACTCATCACGCTTATTATTGTCAGGATAAACAGCATCTTTAATGTCTGCTTCTGCCCATGCTAAATATTGTTTTATCCTGTCATCTTCCATATTGTGAGTAACATGTAAATGGCTTTTAAGTTCTTCTACATCCATTTAGTTCACCCTTTCTTATTCAGCGTTAACATCTGCTGATTCTTCGTCTGGGTCAACTTCTACATTGTCTGGTTCATCTGGTGTTGGTTCCTCTTCAGCTTCTACTGTTACTTCACATGTCGCTTTTTTATTACCATCATTTGTAGTTACTTCAATGCTAGCTGTACCGTCTGCAACTGCTGTAATTGTGCCATCTTCATCTACTGTAGCTATATCTCTATTTGATGATGCGTAAGCTACACCTTTGTCTGTTGCTGTAGATGGTGCAACGGTCGCTTTAATTGAACCAGTATCTCCAACGTTTAAAGTAATAGATTCTTGATCTAATGAAACGCCTGTTACTTTAATTGGGTTTGTTTTGAAGCCTGGCACATCTGTTTTATCAGACTCACCATTCTCATTTTCCCAAGCAACTTTGTAATCACCTGTTGAATATTCAGTATCTGCATCTAAACCTTCAATAGTAACTGTCGCTTTTCCGTCTTCTCCACGTTCAGCGCTTGCTACTACTTCATCACCTTTATAAACTTTTAAGTTATCTGCCATTAACAATTCCTCCTATATTTGTAATTAAAAACCCCTATTCTGCAGAAATAGACGCCGATTTACTTCTAGCGTCTACTGCTACATTTTGGGGATTATGAGGGTGTGTCTTCGCCTTCACTTTCACCGTCTAAGTCAACAATTACTGCTGCTTTATGGTCTAATAAACGGCAATCTTGACGTACTGCCACCATTAAACATTCACCATAATGCATATAGTCTGACCAAGCAGCTTGATATTGCGAACGGTCAAATAACGTAATAGCGTCTTTAAGATTACCGAAAATTAATGTGTTAGCACCTTTATCGCCTAACATTTCATCAGGTAATACAACAACTTTTGCACCTAATAGACGTTGTTGTGATGTTTCTTTAACATCTGGTTGGATTAAATAACGGTCTTCTTTGTCTGCTAATTTATCAATTGTGTTAAATGCTGTTTGAGAAACAATTGCTACGTTATGTTCGTAGTTAGGAATAATATGTTTATTAATAACATCTTTTAATCCATCGACTTTTTCTTTTGATGTTGAACCTGTAACAGATTCGTGAGGAATACGAGTATTTTCGCCGTCTTCACCTGGTCCACCATTTTTTAATACTTTGATAATACCTTGGTTACGAGTTGCGGCAATTGTACGAGCCATCCATTGTTTCAATTCACCTAGCACATCAACTTTTGCATCTTCGATAGCTTCACGAGAAATACGGAAATAGCCACGATGTGTTTTGATGTCATAAGCAAGTTGGAAGAATGGTTTTACTGCTAACTCAGGGTTTTCTTCTAATTCATCAACTTCAGGTAATGCTGCTACTTGAGATTGACGTACAACTGGATATTTACCACTGCCGTATTCAACATTTTTCACAGTTACAAATTGATCTAGGTTAAATTCAACTTCCTTTATTTTCAAAATGTCATAAACAATTTCTTCAGGTACTACTACAAAACCTGCATCTTTTTTCAAGCTACCGCCTGGAATGTCTGCACGTGTTTCAAGATAATCTTTAAATTCTCTTACTTCTTGTGAATCTTCTTCTGTACGATTTTCAAAATTCACGCCCGGTTGAAATGCTGCGTTTCCCATATTTCTATTTTCTCCTTCTGTACCTTGGTTGTTTTCATTACTTTCTTTGTTGCTTTCATCTTCATCTTTTACTTTGTCTTCAACTTCTTTTAGTCGTTCATCAATTTCATTAATTTTATCTACAAGTTCCAAAGCTTCTTCAGGCTTTTCTTGATTCACTGCTTCATCTGCTCTTTTTTCTAATTGCGCACGCTCAGCACGTAATTTAATTAACTCTGATTTTGCATTCATATTTATTCGCTCCTTTTAGGCATAAAAAATAAGCATCGTCTTAAGACATGCTTTATGGATGTAGATTTATGGCGTTCATCTTCGCCAATTATTATTTTTTAGTTCTCATAACTGCTAATTTAGCTTTCGCTTGTTTCATTTGCTTACTATGTTCAATTTGCTTTTCTTCTTCCTCTTGAATTGACTCAATACTTCTTAAAGCTGGCGCTACATCTGTATCTTTGTATGCTGGATAAGTCACTACGCTAACATCTCTAATTGCTTTAATTTTGTTAACAGTACGCTTAAATAATCCATCACTACGCTTTTCAAACGTATCTCCATCTTTATCGACTGCAAAGCCAAATGAACACTGATTCACATTACCTAACTTCACATTCTCGTATAGATCACGTGCGTATGTTGTATTAGGTAATTGGCAACGGAAATGTAATCCTTCTTTATCGACATTTAAATCTAATGTGTTCGCTGTAGTTCGACCTAACACATAACTTGAATTGTGGTCGATTAAACAACGTACATCTGATAAGTCTGCATTTTTTAACGAGCCTGGTGTAACAGTTTCGATAAATTTTTGCTTTTGTCCTAATGGATTACTTTCTGTATTAAAGCGTAATGCATAGCCTTCGATAATCATTTTTTCATCATCTTTTGCGACTATCTTATCCGCTGTTCTAAATTCCATATCATTCATTATTCTCACCCCTTTCTAGTGTTCGAGGGTTAGGTGCCTGATTATTTGTTGATGTTTCTTTTAACTGGTAATCATCAGCTACAGTAGCTGATATATGATTAAGGTCAAATCTAGGCGTTTGGCCTATACCATTAGGATATGGTTGACGTCCAGTTGCTTCACGATATTCATCAAAAGTAATTGCGCCTTTTTCAAGTTCAGAACGAAGATTCTCTGTATAAGCTTCCCAATCAATTTTACGGAAACTGCTTGTATCAAAAGAAAACTCTTTATTGTATTGGTCTTTACCATTAATCAATTTGAAATCTAGTTCAGCTTCCCAAGTCTTCATATATCCATGCAAACAACTATTTAAATAATCGTTATTTGTATCTTTAATAGAAGTATTGGGTTGCTCTACCCCAAACTTACTTAATGGGATATTGAGCGCCTTAGCAATAGCTTTTGTAGGCGTCTGATTTTTGTTTATAACATCTAACAGTGAACTATCAATCTCTAATTGCTCATAGTCTAAAGATTCATCTAAAACTAAAACTTTACCAGCGTTATTTTCGCCTGAGTTTTCTTTTGTAAATTCTTCACGTAGTTTATTTCTAGCTTGAGGGCTTAATGTTGAATCTTTAGCCTTTAATAAGCCCGAATGTTGTCCACCATTAGCGAAAAACTTACTATAAAAGTTCTTAGTAAATCTTTGTGTGTTTAAATCTTCTTCAAGCGCATCTAAGACCTTCAGCGAGTTAACACCGTCTAATGTGAAAGGTTTAATATCAATAACATCTTCAAATGGTACTTGAATATACTTGCCATCGTTAGTATTGATGTCGTAAACATAATCACCTTTTTGAGTTGTTCTTAAATGGACACTTGATGTCTTCATGTGGTAGAGTTCATAAACTTGTCCGATTGGGTTACGTTCAATCTTGATATAACCATGACCCGTTAATAATGCATTCATCATCACAGCGTATTTCATCATATAAGCGTTCATATAAGGGTTTGGTTTTTTGTTTAAAAGAAATTCTAAACGATCACTCGCTTTATAAACACCATTCTCTTTAACTTTAATATCAAGTTTTGAAATATCGCGTGATAATAAGTTTACAGCTGTCCATAAATCACTATTTCTTAAAGCTTTGTGTTCGTCATAACTTAGAGTGCTTAATGGTATAGTGTTGAATGAAAAGGTTGTAAGCAAATCGTCATTATTCGGCTCTGTAACCCAATTACTGTTTCCTTTGTTGCTTCGAGTTTCATAAAAGATACCCATTGTCTTTTATCACCCCTTTCATTGCTTTTTGGTTGGCTCTTTAGCCGAATTCTGTTCAATCACTAAAATGATTGCGACCAGAATCGACGTAAAACCGGTTGTTGCTAAACCAACCACAACGCCAAAACCTATATAGCTAGTGACGTTGATTAAAATTAAACCTAATAAAAAAAGGATAGGTACAAAATAGCTAGATAGTACCAATCCCACAAGTTTTAATGTATTCATTTGTTTTCCTCCTAAAATATTGCAATAGATTCTGTATTACCAAAGACCAATGCCTTATACGGTGTTGATTTTGTTAATTTTTCTTCTAAATATGTTTCTACTTCTTCACTTAAAATATCTTGTGTTATCACAAACATGATATTTTCATCTTTATCAATATAAATTTTCATATAAGTTCTACTTCCTTTCTTTATATTCTTCGCTACCATCAGAATGTACTACTAAAACTTTATTTCTTAAAAAATACAACTTGATGACATTATTTTCTCTCATTTTAATCACTCCTAAAACCCGAAGTCATCAGATAAAATCCAATCTTCTAAGTCTTTTTTAAATTCATGATTCATAGCTACAGAGTAGCCACTTGTTAATGCAACTAATGCATCAATCTTATTTCTATTGGTTTGTTTATCTAAAATGATATTACCGTTATTGTCTGTCTTGGTAATTGCGTTATTTATCGCAAGACTTAAGTTAGGGTTGCCATTATGTTGTATTTTCTTCTCAAATACATCTAACTTAAATTGTTTCAACGCTGGTGATAAGTTTCTATAGTTTTGTGCTACTTCAATCAATGGATAGTTAGTGTCTTTTTCTAACTTCGCAATAACTGCTTGCGCATTCCATGGGTCATACATAATCCCTTTAACATTTAACTCGTTAGACTCAATGTAATCTATCAACCACTCGCATACTTGTTCATAGTTAATAATGCCTGATTGCGTATTCGTTAAAGTAGCCATATCTGTTTGTGCTAAACTCATATAATTTATTTTATCTCGTTTAGATTTTTCTTCTATTGAATTTTTAGTACCAATAAACACATGTGAATCTACATAGAACTTCTTATCTTCTAATGGGAATATCATACCTACAGCAGTTAAATCGTCTGAACGACTTAAATCTAATGTTAGGTATACAGGACGTCCTTTGATGTTTAATTTTTCGTCTGTATAACATTTATCCCAATCTTGTAAAGCAATATAAGTTTCTTTGCTTGATTGTCTCCACAAATTAAAGTTCTTAACTAACGTTCCGTTAATATCTTGTTTTTGTATTGCTTCATTCAAATCACTTTTTAAATTTTTCATCAATGTTGGTCTGATTTTTTCATTAGCTAATAAAGGATTTGACTTTTCCCAAGTTGTTTCATCATAGATTTCTTTTTCACTATCTTGTTCAGCGATAAATGTAAAATAAGTATCGTTTTCTTCTTTACCTTTCAACACTTTGCTTAAATAATCGTATTCGGTCTTCATAGGTCCATTCAAGTTAAATCCTGCTGTACTAATGATAATGTTCATCGGATTATCTAAAAGCACCTGTGAACTCTTAACAACGTCATACACTTTAGTATCTGATGATGCATGAAACTCGTCTAATAATGAAAAGCTAATTTGATAACCATCTAAGTTATTAGCCTCTTTTGATAACGGTTTGATTTTACTTCTATCTTTTAAGTTAATGATTTCATTCTTACTTGGTATAATCTTTATTCTCTCTTTAATCTTGTCTGATTTGCGCATGATAGCTTCAAGCTGCGTTTTCATCATGTTCCATGTAATAGAACTTTGTTCTCTACTTTGAGCACTGCTTGTAATCAAACGCTCATTCTTAGGATTAGTACCATATAAGAAGTCATATAAACCTAAACCACTAATAACAAGTGATTTACCGTTCTTCCGGCTCATTGATACATATGCTTTTGTGAAACGACGGTTACCTTCTTTCGTTTTCCAACCCATAATAGAGCCAACAATAAATCTTTGGAAGTCTTCAAGTTCCATTGTTTCTCCTGTAGTTGGATTAGGTAACATTTCTAAGAATTTGATAACTCTATTCGATTCTTGAATATCGAAATAATAATCTTCTCGGTCATTATGAAACCTTAAGTGTCGCTCACATTCTTTTTTTACTTTTTGACTTGCTATGATATCTCCTTTATACACTGATCTAGCATAATCAGTTACTGGGTCTTTAATCATTTAACATCTCTCCAAATTCATCTTCTGGTTTTTCTTCTTTTTTAGGTGGAAGAATTTTTAATCGTCCATCTATCGTTAATCCTAATTTAGGTGCTATGGAATTCATGATATTGAACGAATCACGTTTGACTGTGTGCCATGGGCTTAACTTAGAACCTCTTTCGGTATATTCGACCGTATCGGTTTTAGATAACATACGGTTTGCTTCTTGATAATCTGCGTATGCTTGGCAATATGTCGATACCATTGCCAAATCTAAACTTTTAATCGGTAATTCTTGTAACAATGGATATATACGGTTGTATTCTGTCTTAGCTGTTTTACTTAACCAATTAGGCGGAGACTTTTGAATAGGTTGTAAATCATCCATAGCGTTTTCAACGTTTTGTTTTTGTTCTTTTTCCTCATTGGTGTAGTGTTTTTTCGATTGTGATAATAACTTTGGTGTTTTAGCCAATTCATTTTGCTCCTTTCTCTAATATCGGTTATAATTATGTAAGTAGATTTCTTCGTTTTTCTTTATATATCAAGGATTACGCCACGTTTTTGTACGCAATTTCACAATCTTAAAGGGAAATTATCTCGAAGAAGCCTTTCGGGTCGGTATTCGTCCCTCATCAAGATTACCCGTTTAAAATTTGTCCCCCTTTTTTATTTTCAAAAATTATTTTTAAATTTCTTTCTCAAAAATTTTTAACTTAAAATAATTCACCCAATAAAAAAAGACCCCAACTATTTTTGGAGCCGTACACTTTCTAATTTGATTTTTCTTTTCGTTTATTTTTCTCTCGAATGGTTTTAACGTTGTGACAGGCATTACATAATGGTTGTAGATTGCTTTGATCTAATCTCTTATCCCAATCATCTCTCAACTCTACAATGTGGTCGACTACATCTGCTTTAGTGTATAACCCATTGCGTAAGCACTCTTGGCATAACCAGTCATGACGTAACATGCTTGAACGTCTTGCATGCTTCCATTCCTTCTTGTTATAAAATCCTCTATACTTTGAATCTCTTTCATATCTTAATGAATCATAATTAACTTTAGATTCTCTTTGTAATTCTTTATGTTCATCACAATAAGTTTCTCTGAAATCAATTAACTTATTACAATTAATCTTCGAACAAACTTTCATTGGAATTGTAATCACATTCTTTCTAACATCTAATCATCAATCATTAATTGTTTATCATCATAAGTAATAATAACTTTCTCTTCATTGATTGTTCTTATATCAAATATCTGATTAAATATATCTTTACTTTGTATATCTTTTAATACTGCATTTATCTGTTCTTCTAATGTTCCGTGTGAATTCCTATCATACTTAACTATCTTCATTTGTATCACTGTGCTATCACTCCTGTGTATGTAGTGATGTATAGTGCTATGCCTTAACCCTCACGCCTATATAGTTAGTGTGTAATTGGTAGCCTTAATGTACCCGTGTATGTTTAGTGTTAGCATATGAGGGCTAGGGCATTAGACCATACAAAAAGACACACCACCCAAATGTGATGTGCCTGTATAATATAGTGTTGATAACCAGGCCGTAGATTTATTAAAAGCCCGTCTATCTATTTGGTATAGCTTTTATATATTTTGCTATAGTACCATAATAATTCATTTCAAGGCGCAATTCGCTAACCAGGCAATTGCGGGTTAATCAAAATGTATCCAACCAATCCGTTTAGCTGTATCCCTCATGATTTGATTACGCATTCTAATAACTGAGTATTGGCTTATTACTTTGTCATCACTTCTGCGCTTAGTTAATTCATGTGCTATATCTTCCCATTCATATATGAGTAAGTCACGCTCCCAATATCTATAATGAATAATAGCTTTTTGTTCTTCAGTAGCCACTCTATATACATCTTCAATCGCTTGTATAGTAGCTTGTAAGTTACGATACTTATTATCCTTATGTAACTTGATAACTTCATTCTCTACTGGGCTACTCGTTAGATTAGATTTCCCACCACCGACATTTGTATCTTGTGGTTGATAAAGCAATTCATATCTCCTATATGCTAACTGCCCTTTTAATTCATCATAGTTTATCCAATACTCTTCTAATTTAGGAATGTCTGCTTTACCTAGTTTCATCTAATGCCTCCAGTTACATTTGTTTGTCTACTCTCACTACATAGCTTAATAACTTATCTGCTAATTCCTTAGCTTCTTCATAATCATCAAAAGATGTTGCTTCTGACATTTTTGTCGTTAAAAAATAATCATTCATATGCCCATAATGAGAAGCTGCAAAAGTTGCTCGTGAAACCTTAACTTTTACAAAAGATTGTTTATTCACCATTACTACATACATATTAAAAACTCCTTACAACTTCTAATCTTATTTTTACTATTACCCCACCATATATACATGCTATTTCCTTAGCATCTTCATAATTTTTAAACTTTGTTGCTATATCAAAGTTATCAATCATTCTATATTCAGGTTTTCCGGAGTACGTACACGTTCTATATATAAAGTATTTCTCATTAACCATTATTAAATACATCGAATACCCCCGTCATTCTCTTACTTTTCGCTTTGTTTATATCAACACAATCTAATCTCTTTCTATTCTTCAATACCTGTTCAATTTCATACTGTAGTAATATGTTTCGTCTACATAATTTAAATATCTTCTCGTTCTTTTTATCGTTCAACACAATTAAGCTAATAATCAATGCTATGATTGCCATACTAAATACAAAAGTTAAAATTACCCACATGTTATTTACCTCCTATAATTTCTTCCATAAATCTATTTCATCGTAACTAGGTAGCTCTACCATATCGTTAGCCTGTTTCTTAACAATAACTTCATATGTGATCTCTTTACTTAGTTCATATAGCGCTATGATTAATAATGTTTTAAATATGCGTTTCGGTGTTACTGATTTATATTTGCCTTTAGTGAAATTGTCTTTAAGAAACTTTTTGCTAATTAAAATATCATTATCAATGTCTTCATATTCATATTTTTTACTACCTATTTTTATAGGCTGTTTTAATTTCTTTATTTCTACGGAGTCTCCACTTTTATAATTTCGGTCTAAATGATTCCACGCCCCATCTATATTTTTAATCATATATTTAGTCATTTATTCGTCCTCCTTGAATTCCCAAGTGCTTATTACTTCTCCACACGTGTTACATTTATATTCAGCTGATTTAGGATAATCAATACAATCTTCTATAAACACTGCAGGTCTTGTACGGTCATATTTATAATCAGTTTTTATATCTAAATCTTCGCCATGACATTGCGCACATCTTCCGTGTTTACTTACATACAGACGTTTCCAATCATTGTATTGCTTCCAGTGGTTTTGTTTACGTTCTTTTCTGTATTTATCAATAAGTGGTTGAGTGTCTTTTAAAGTTTCTTCTAACTTGTCGATACGACAATTTATCTTATATGAAGTGTATTCACTTAATGGTCTACTTGATATAAAACTACTACCTTTGCTTCGACTTACACACCATATTGAAATTGTATTACCTATAATTGCTAATGCTAATAAAATTATTGCTATTGTCGTCATTTATTTACTCCCCAATCCTAAAATATCTGCTCTTACTTTTTTGACTTCCATACCGTAACTTTCAGCCGATTCTAATGCCTCTTTATAATCTTCAAACAACTGGGCTTCATTTACATCTAATGTAGTATGAGTCATTTTAAAACCTGGTACAGAATCTGCATATACACTTACTATTTCACCTGTGAACATTCTTCCTTGATGTGCAACGACATAATATTCTTTACCTATTTCCATTTTGTTCACTATCCTTTCTTAAACTTCTGATTTCCCAAACAACTATCATGGTCAACATATTTACTGCCGTTTCTATATTTCTTGCTGTTATTATAGACAGTGGTATTATCGTTAAAATGTTAAGAAAAAAATCTACTATCCCTTCTTTTTGCCTAACTAAATAATGTATACATATGGCGCCAAATCCTAATAGCAATAAATCAGTTAAAAAGTCTAATCCCATTTCACTCACTGTCCTCCCAATTAATAATTAAATAGCGTCGTTCAAACGAAACCATGTGTTCGTTCTCAACCCTTTCTTCCACATATTCATATGCATTAGCACCTTGTTTTTTATAATGAAATATAAGTGCTTTAATCACATCACGGTTACATTTGGCATCAATAATTAAAGGTTTAAATAATAATTCCTTATCATCAATACTTGTTTCGAATGAGCCATTTTGAACGGCTTTATATATTTTTTCATCTATATATTCAATTAAATAGTTGTAGCCTTTGATTAATCTTTGTTGTTTATTGCGTTCAGTTTGTTTAGCTGCATCATGAAAGTTCATCACTTATTGTCCTTTCTTTGCATAGCTTTTCTTAAATTACTTGTCCCTTTACTCACGATGCTTAGTGCGTTCCTCATTTGAACAGCTCTATATAATCTTTTCGCCTCTTCTTTACTCTCTGCCTCAACCACAGTAAATGTTTCATTCTCTCGTGCTTGTGTAACGTGAGTGAAGGTGTGACCGGTTGAATCTGTTAGTGTGCGTATTAGGTGTTGGGTCATGTAATCACTCTCACTGTAGTATCTTCTACATACCTAACTCTATAAACTTTACCAGGTTCAAGTTTTTTCATAGTCTCTATTAAAAATTCTTCTTCTTCCCATTTACTTGCATCTTCTATACTGTATTCATCACCATGAAAAATATTTGCATAGATAGGTCTACCACCATGTGTAGTTCTTCCGATTTCAGCTACATAGTATTTATCGATAATTGTCGTTTCCATCCACACTCACTCCTTATTAAGTATTTTTAATGTTAACCATGACCATAAAAACAGAAATGGTATAAAAAATGATAAAGAGAATGTTATTTGAATATGGGCTATATCATATATTGTTAATAACACTGAAAATAAAACGTCTTTCATTTCCTCAACACCTCTTTAACTTTTTGAAGTATGTCTTTCTTACACGTATCCTTTGTCTGTGTCTGCTGTTCCATCTTGTCTTGCATGATTACGCTCCATTTTCTGTTTGTATGCTGTGATTAGTTCTGAAAGAGAGTAGTATTCCATTGCTATTTGGAAAACGTATTTGATACTTACGTGTTTTAATCTGTGTAAAATATCTCCTATTTCATATTCATCAAATGTATACTTACATTCAATGTTTTCTTGTTCACGAAATGCTATAGCTGATTCACGCTTTTCAACCATGAATAATATATCTCCAACCACATGGTGCAATTCACTTTCTGATGGGATATTACTAACAAATACTCCCTCAAGATTGATATCCATTAACCAGTCACTTAAAGCAAATGCCATCATGTCACTTAATTCATCAAGTTGTTGCTCTCTAGCTTTACCTTTGTTCTGCTTCCAATTTTTGAAAGGTTCAATTGTGTTGTACCATTCGAAAAATTCAACTACATATGCTTTGTGTGTGTCTTCTGAATTCTTAGTCGGTATTCTATCGTCAAAATCCTTTTGTATTTGTAATAACTCTTTTAATTGATCTACTGTAATTGTGTTAGTCATTTTGTTTGTGTTTTCATATCCATCTACAAAAGTATAGTAATCATTAACTCTTGGTGGTGTTTTAGGGTTATTTACCTTTTGTTCATACTTTCTTGTATCCATCTACTCGCCCTCATTCCATTTAGAGTTAGGTTTAATTAATCCACTTTCTTTT